CTCGTGTCTTTTGGTCGCAACGAAGATAACAAGGCAGCTGATTATGCTGCTCTTGCACAAGAGCGTGGGTATCAACCGACACAAAAGTTGAAGGTTGAGCCCATGACTCTTAAAGCGTTAGTCCGTGAACGTATTGAGGCAGGTAAAGAACTGCCAACGGAACTTTTCAACGTTTTCGTTGGAAATAAAACAACAATAAAGAGGAAAAAATAAACATGAACCAAGTACAAAGAAAAGAGGAAGCAGGTGCATTGTCTACGAATTTATTCGAAGCTGATGCAAATGCGGGCTCTCAGAATATGACGCAAGAAGATCTTGCATTACCATTTCTGAAAGTTTTGGGACAGTTATCTCCAGAGGTTAATAAACAAAACGCCAAGTTTATTAGTGGTGCAGAACCTGGAATGATTGTAAACAGCGTGACCAAAGAGCTTTATGATGGAACCAAAGGTATAAATGTTATACCTGTTCATTATGAGAGACAATATGTCGAATGGCAAGACAGAGGTCAATCTGGGAATGCTCCTGTAGCAATCCATAGTGCAGATAGTGATATCGTGAGTACAACTACTCGTGATAAATCTTGGAAGGATAGACTACCTAATGGTAACTATCTTGAAAATACTGCGAATCATTTTGTGATTCTTATGGGTAAAAGTCCATCTACAGCATTGATATCTATGAAGGCTACTCAATTAAAGATTAGTCGTAAATGGAATTCAATCATGATGGGTCTTAAACTACAAGGTAAAAACGGCTTATTCACACCGCCAACATACAGCCACATTTATAATCTAAAAACTGTTCAAATGTCAAATGACAAAGGAACATGGTTTGGATGGGATGTATCTAAAGTTGGTCCGGTTACAGATAAAGGTGTTTATGCGATTGCTAAAAGCTTTGCTGAAAAAAATAGCAAAGGTCAAGTAAAAGTTAAACACGGATCTGACGAATCAAAAACCGATTCACCATATTAATCATCTAGCGTAAGCTAGATTCCTAGGATTGGGCGTAGAAGCGAGAGTGGAAACGCCCAAGACAAAATTATGAATAGATTTAAAGAAATATTTAAAGGACTAGAAAGAGCCCATGGTTGTACTAAAATAAGTGCACCAGCTGAAAATGGAGTTAAGGTAAAAGGACAATCTTTTGTAGTACGTCAACCAGTTACTGACGATCTGTGGAGAATGCATTTACAAGGTAGTCAAAGTTTAGGAATTATTCCAATTAATGAAGATAATCAATGTGTATGGGGGTGTGTAGATATAGATTCATATGCAGGATTTGATCATAAAAAATTAATAGATAAAATAAAAAATTATAATCTACCCTTGGTGGTGTGTAGATCAAAGAGTGGCGGAGCACACGTCTTTCTGTTTACCACAGACTCGGTATCAGCAGAAAGAATGAGAGACAAACTTACAGAAATAAAAACATTACTAGGATACGGCGGATCAGAAGTCTTTCCAAAACAAATTCAATTAAAATCGCAAGATGATACGGGAAATTTCCTTAACTTACCCTACTTTAATGGGGATGATACAACACGATATGCATTTAAAGCTGATGGATCAGCGGCAACTCTTGAAGAATTTTATAAAATATATGAAGAAGTAAAACAAAAAGACATAACCAAAATTAAAATAGAAAGACCTACATCAGAATATTCGGATGCACCACCATGTATAGAACTAATGGCTCTGAATAAAATACCAGAGGGTGGGAGAAATAATGCATTGTTTCATTATGCTGTATATGCCAAAAAGAAATGGCCCGCAGAATGGAAAAGTAGAACTACAATGTTTAACATTGCAGCGTCAGCAACTCCTTTAAGTGAGTCCGAAGTAGATATAATTAAAAGACAGCATGAAAAAAAAGATTGGGGATATAAATGTAATGATGTTCCAATGTGTAATTTATGCGATAAGAAATTATGTAGAGAAAGAAAATATGGTATTGGAGAAGAGATAGTATTTCCAGCACTAACAGATTTACAAAAAATTAAATTAGAAAAACCTTATTACTATCTTAACGTTGATGGTGAACGTTTACACCTGGAGAATGTTAAGTTTTTAAAACAACAAAGTTTATTTCAAGAAGCATGTATGGAGCAGTTGGATTTTAAACCACCAACAGTCAAACCTAAAGATTGGGACATGATAATAAACCCATTGATGAAGAACCACGAACCTGTGGAAGCACCAGAAGGTGTAACAACAGCAGATCAATTAAGAAATCATTTAGAAGAATTTTGTTTAAATAGACACATTGGAACAGCTATTACTGATCTTAAAAATGGAGGTGTATGGAATAATGAAGGATTTCATCATTTTATATTTAGCAAATTTTATACTCACTTTTTAATTAGACAACGATGGGATATTAATTATCAACGTACAGCTCAAATGTTAAAAGAATTTTGCAATTGTGAAGACACTAGAGTTGGTAAAAATAGAATATCAGTATTCGCGGTTAAACAATTTGATAAAAGAAAAGAGGATTATGTTCAAAAAGAATTAAAACCGAAGGATGTGTTTTGAAAACAATAGTATTGGGACCACCAGGCACAGGTAAAACAACTACACTCTTAAATAAAGTAGATGATTATTTAAAAGAAACGGACCCCGATAAAATAGGCTATTTTGCTTTTACACAAAAAGCTGCATATCATGCGAGGGCCGAAGCAATTAAAAAATTTAATTTAACCGAAGATGATCTTCCATATTTTAGAACACTACACTCATTAGCATTTAGAAAATTAGGATTAAAAAAAGATCAAGTTATGCAATCCAGGCACTATAAAGATCTTGGAAAAAGACTCGGATTTCCAGTAACTTATGCGGACCACCAAGAAGATCATGGTGGTTTTTTTACTTCCGATAGCGAGTTCTTACAAATTATTAATCTTGCAAAAGTGAGAAACATTACACTAGAACAACAATATAACAAAAGAGAGCACACTCAAGATTTAGAATTAAATAAATTATATAACATTGCTGAGGCTTTAAGAATATATAAAAAAGAACATACCCTAATAGATTTTAATGACATGATTTTAGATTTTATTAAGTCAGATTTATCCCCAAAGTTTGATGTAGTATTTATAGATGAAGCACAAGATTTGTCTTTAATGCAATGGGATATGACAAAATCTATCTGGAATAAGAGTGAAGATTCTTTTATTGCAGGAGATGATGATCAAGCTATTTTTAAATGGGCGGGTGCAGATGTAGATTCTTTTATAGCGTTACAAGATCAAATGATCAATCTTCCATTAATACAATCCCATAGAATACCTATTAAAGTCCATCAATTAGCAATGGGAATTATAAATAGGATTAAACATAGAATAGATAAAACCTGGCAACCTAAAACTAACGAAGGAAGTTTACAGAGACATTTTAATGTAGATGGTGTGAATATGTCATCAGGAGAATGGTTGGTGTTAGCTCGAACGAAATACATGTTAAAAGAAGTAGAAGATGTTCTACATCGTAAAGGTTTATATTATGAAACTCGGAATAAACGTAGTTATGAAAAAGATATTCAAGAAGCTGCTACCGATTGGGAACATTTACGTCAAGGTCAATTGTTATCTTATAAACAAATAGAAAAAATTTATGGTTATATGTCTCCTGAACATAGAGATAAAACATTGATGCAGGGGATGACTAAAGGATCTTTTTATGGCATTGATCAATTAACTAAAGACTTCGGATTAAAAACTAAAGAAGTTTGGTTTAAAGCATTTGATGATGCAGGCAGTAGACGAATAGACTATTTAAGAAAGATGAGAAGTAATGGGGAACAATTAAATAAAAAACCAAGAATAGAACTCTCAACTATTCATGCCGCTAAAGGAGGTGAATGTCAGAATGTAGTACTCCTTACTGATCTTACTAAAACTACTTTAGAAACATACCACCAAAATCCTGATGATGAGAATAGATTATTTTATGTGGGTGCAACACGTACAAAAGAAAATTTACACATTATAGAACCAAAGCGCGCTGAAAAAGCATTTATCCTATGAAGCCATATGACAAACAAATCGGTGGATCACACTATCAGAATTTTAAAATTCAGCCAAGTAAATTTGTAATCGAAAACGAGTTGCTATACCCGGAAGGATGCGTTATAAAATATATCTTGAGACACAGATTGAAAGGAAAAAAACAAGATTTAGAAAAAGCAATTCACTTTATAGAAATGATTATTGAAAGAGACTATCCTAAAGATTTTTTAGAAGAAGCTGAAAAAGAAAAGAAAGAATTAGAAGAATCATATCAAGAAGCGAAAAGACAGACAGAAGAACGGAAATCCAACGAATGGATTAAAGGGTATAACAAATGGAAGAAAAATAAATGATCCAACAACCACTTTTCAAACCACAAACCGAATGGCTACCACCCGAAGAATTTCCAGATCTATTTAAGTATGATGAAATTTCAATAGACCTAGAAACTAAAGATCCTAATTTAAATATAAGCAGGGGCTCTGGTTCTGTTGTAGGAGTAGGAGAAATCGTAGGGATAGCAGTAGCTGTTAAAGATTGGTGTGGTTATTATCCAATTGCTCACGAAGGTGGGGGCAACATGGATCGTAAAAAAGTCTTGAAATGGTTTCAAGGTGTATTAAATACACCAGCAATAAAAATCTTTCACAACGCCATGTATGACGTTTGTTGGATTCGCGCGTTAGGTTTAAGTATCAGCGGTAAAATAGTAGACACGATGATTGCATCGGCCCTTGTTGATGAAAATCAAATGCGCTATGACTTAAACAACTGCTCTAAAAGATACACCGGAAAAGGAAAGAATGAAACAGATTTATATGCAGCTGCAAAAGATTGGGGTGTTGACGCCAAGGCAGAAATGTATAAACTACCTGCCATTTATGTCGGTGCATACGCAGAAAAAGATGCAGAAATAACTTTAGCACTTTGGCAAGAACTTAAAAAAGAAATTAATCTTCAAGATATAAATTCAATCATGGATATGGAAACAGAATTGTTTCCGTGTCTAGTAGATATGAAATTTAAAGGCGTTCGCGTGGATGTGGAAGCAGCGCATAAATTGAAAACCACATTAGTTGAACAAGAAAAACAATCATTACAAGAAGTAAAAAAAGAAACAGGAATAGATACCCAAATATGGGCAGCAAGATCCATTGCACAAGTTTTTGATAAGCTAAACTTAGACTACGACACAACTGAGAAAACATCTGCTCCTTCCTTTACTAAAAATTTTTTACAGAATCACCCCCACCCACTAGTGAAACACATAGCCCGGGCTCGTGAAATAAACAAGGCCCATACCACTTTCATTGATACCATAATAAAACATTCTTACAAAGGAAGAATCCATGCAGAAATTAATCAGCTGAGAGGAGATAATGGTGGAACCGTAACCGGAAGGTTTAGTTATTCAAATCCAAATTTACAGCAAATTCCAGCACGAAACAAGGATCTCGGACCAGCTATTAGATCCTTATTTATACCTGAGGAAGGCCATACATGGGGTTGTTTTGACTATTCTCAGCAAGAGCCTAGGCTGGTAGTGCATTATGCAACTTTACAGAATCTCTATGGAGTGGACGAAGTCTTAGAGGCCTACCGCGAAGGTGACGCCGACTTTCATGACATTGTCGCTGACATGGCAGAGATACCTAGATCACAAGCTAAGACAATTAACTTAGGTTTATTTTATGGGATGGGTAAAAATAAATTACAAGCAGAGCTAGGAGTATCAAAAGATAAAGCTCAAGAACTATTCAGACAATATCATTCTAAAGTTCCATTCGTAAAACAACTGATGGATAATGTGATGCGTCGTGCAGAAGATTCCGGAAAAGTAAGAACTCTTTTAGGACGTCTTTGTCGTTTCCATCTATGGGAACCAAATCAATTCGGGATTCATAAAGCATTACCTCATGATGCAGCACTTAGGGAACACGGACCAGGGATCAAGAGAGCTTACACTTATAAAGCATTGAATAAATTAATCCAAGGTAGCGCAGCTGACATGACCAAAAAAGCTATGATTGAATTATATAAAGAAGGAATAATTCCTCACATACAAGTACACGATGAATTAGACATATCTGTCAAGGATAAATCGCAAGCAGAATTAATAAAAAGCATTATGGAAGATGCTGTTTCTCTTGAAGTTCCTAATAAAGTAGACTATGAATCTGGGCCCAATTGGGGTACAATAAAAGAAAAATAGGAGAAAACTATGGATCATGTAAAAAAAATATTAACATGGGCTAACGCTAATAAACAGAAATCTGTTATTATTGTTGTCTTTGTTATCGCAATAATCGCCTTATTAAACTAATTTATGCATGGCCTATTTAAATGCAAACATTCCTGTGATGTATTCACAGATCAGGAGAGAGTATCTCTATGATCTTAAAGAACATCATGGAGAAGTGGAAGACTGCATTATATTTGGCCTGGCATCGATTACAGGGCGCCCTATACTCTTTCATGCAATTATGGAGAACGGTGCGGTATTCTATCGCCTACCAATCTCTGCGTTTATTCAAAGAGGATTTAATGCAAAAGAAGTTCCTAGATATAGGCTTGATGAACTGGTTCTATGGAATTGTTTCAGTTACTATCCTAGCGTTACTTCTTTTGATATCCTAGATGGGCAATCTGGAAAGTTTTTTGGAAAAGATAAGAAAACTCATCCGGGTGCATATCTTTTTACAGTTGACTGGGCACATCCAGAGAGTAATATAGTAGATACAGATCATTCTGAAATACCGCATGAACATAAGTGCGCCCACATCCTCGCTTTAAAGGATGGAAATTATGCTGCACAACCTAACAATCGTATCCTCTGGGATATACCTTCGTTTACAGTAAAAGACGAGGTACCCGATTGGAAAGTGCAAACCTCAGATTGGAATGTGGAAGACACAGGTAAATGGAAAACAGAAGATACCGATAGGTACTTCTACAACATTGAGAAAAAAGATGAAGAAGTGTGAAAATTGTAATTGTAATTGTCACTGCGCTACAGAAAAACATGGAGATGTGTATGGAGCATGTACATGTCAAAACTGTAAGTGTCGTGAAGTAAAATCTGAAGGTCTTGTAGTAGATGAGACCGGAGAATGTGAAAGTTGTCAATAATGAAAAAAATATTTTTAATACTATGCCTATTTGCATTTACTTCCTGTGTTGCAGTAGGACCTAGATGTACTTACACACAAGAAGGAACTAAACTTTCATCTTGGATTTGGTTTACAAAAGAAATACCAGTAGACCTAAGCAAAGATAATTGTAATTAATATGAATGATAGGATTATTGCGGCACTCTTGGCTATTCTCATCGCACTCTCTGGCTGGAGTCTCACGACAACAGTCGGTCTTAAGTCAGATGTTGCAGTTCTTAAAGAAAAAGTATCGGGGATTGAAAATGAAATTCAGGACTTTAAAAATTTTAAGGGCAAGAAGAATCGCAAGAAGAAGAAAAAAAACAACTGAGAAGGGCATACAGGCTTTGATAATTGGCCTAGCATTGGTTCTTTTTCTTTTAGTTGGCTGTGAAAACGGAGCAAGACATTCCATAGAGATAACAGAATCTACAGATCATACTTCAGGTGACGATGGGGGAAAATTAAAGTATAAGATTATTTGGGGAAGTACAAAACATAAGGATTAAATGGAATTAGGTAAAGCCAGAAGCACAGAAGACATCATTAAAGATATCAAAGCTACTTTAGAATCTAAAGTAAAAGATAATGTAGCAGTTCATGGAGGAGAGATTAATTTTCTTTCCTATGAAAAAGGTATCGTAAGATTACAGATGGCTGGAGCCTGTTCAGGCTGCGCTATGAGTAAGAAAACACTTCAAGAAGGTGTAGAAAGATTACTTACGCATTATGTTCCTGAAGTAATAGGTTTATTAAGTGAAGATGATGAAGAAGCGAAACATAAAGGTTATTCACCTTATTTTCCCAAGGAAGTAAATGTCTAAACAACCCTTAACAATTTCAGAAGAAGCTAAAGTTCAAATGCCTATGAAGACGGTAGCTAGTTTGATCGCGCTGGTCGCGATCGGGACCTGGGCTTTCTTCACCATTCAGGAAAAATTAAATACACACGCAACTAAACTACAAATTATGGAGAAGGATCTCGAAATGAATTCAGAGTTCAGAATAAAATGGCCTCGTGGATTACTCGGATCCTTACCCCGCGGATTCAGAGCAGTTCATGCTGATCGAAGAATTATATAAACAAACTGACAAGCAACAGGAAAGAATTGATGGTATGTTACACAATGAAGTTAATATAAAAGCTTTAGAAAAAGCTGTTGATAAGTTACAATCAGATGTGGAAAAATTAAAAGATAAACAAAGAGAATTTGGTAATGGAGGTACTCACTAATGGAAGAAGTAATTATATGCGTAGCACTTTGTCTCTTCATGAATGGAGAGTTAGTCGAGCACACATACCAAAAATCCATGAGCGACTGCCTCAAGGCCAAGCGGATCGCGATGCGTACGATCGAGCCCGAGCGCATTCAATTTAAATGCGGTGCAAATATTAAGGCAAAAGTAGAATACATAGAAGAAAAAGGACAAACTCAAGGCCGTATACGAATTGTAGAAGTTCTGGATCATGGATATGAAAGCGATAGTTATGAGTCAGAATCGCGAGGAGAAGGTGGTAACTCAGCGTATTAAAAAAAGAAACTTTATTGCTAAAGCTTTAAAGTTCTTTACACCTAAAGTTATAAAAGATAAAAAGAAGTATAGGAGAAAAGATAAACATGTTCGGACACGATCCTTTTGGCAAAGCACTTGATGTAGCGGCACAAGTTACGGGTGGCGTATGTCCTACCTGTTCTTATGAAACTATGTTTGTATCTTTAAGTCCTGAAATATATAGATGCATGAATTGTGGTGCTGATTGCAAACAACACATTAATGGCAGTATAAAATATTTACCTGCCATCACTAAACTTCCCGAAGAAAATATAGATGGCAAAAGTCCCAAAGTACGGGGTTAATACCTACCATAAAAGAACTCTTAAGAAGAGGCCTGGACGTCATAAAAAGAATCGCAATAAACACGAGAAAAGAATGGGATCATATTTACCTAAAACCGGCACTTGACATTGATCATCTAATATCCTATATATACAGTATGAAAGAAGTACATATAAAAGTATCTAACATATCTCCAAAACAGTGGGCTAGCTTGCTTTTAGAGTTAAATCTTGTTAAGTCTTCGTGGCGAAGATTTGGCCCTGATATAAGTATTAAGGCCAGAAATTTTGAAAAAATTGTTAAATGGGGTACAAAAATACATGGTGAAGACACTCGTGATATTGATTTTACTTTTCGACGGAACGCTACTCCAAGAAAGATACGACCTAAGTAGACCTATGGAAGTTCACGAATGCTTAATGTTCGCGGACGATCATAGAGAAGTCATAGCCACCTACAAAGAATTTGAAGATTCAGTAAAAAATGGATTCTATTTGAATGATGGTCGAGGAACCTGGCAAGGTGTTATCTGTGAATAAACCTATCCCAAAGGGAATTAGAATAGGTTAATTGTGGTGAGAAGATTTTCTCTACCACATTTTAGACACATTGTCAAATGACTCTCTCTACTGCGCATGTATAACGAGTAGCAAGTTTAGCTTCATTCATCAGCTTATATCCAATCTTAGAATAAATCTTTATAGATTCTTGGTGTGCAGCTCGAGAGCATTCATACCAGCTATTGTATAAAACTGGACTCTGTACAGGGGGCATACATACACTGGGCATACTCAAAAAAGAACACACCCATATTGTTAAAGTAAATTTTATCATTGACAATCTTTTAAAAAAATCCTATATAATACTTCAAATGAAAGGAACACATGACTGATATTACAAAATATCGAAACGTTTCACTATCACATGAAACATACAAGACTTTGATTAATTTGTCGAAGGTATTATTACCCGATGCTAAATTATCAATTAGTAAGACCATAGAGCAAATTGCAAACGAGAAAGCGAAAAAGTTAAATGGCAAGATTAAAAAAATATAGAGTTCACAAAGCAATTTGTGACGTGTGCAATGGCAACGGATATGTTAAGGTTGTCCACATAGATCAAAAGGATCACATTCACCAATGTTGGGAGTGCGACTCGGAAGGAGAATTTTATGTCTACGAACCCCCGTTTATGGAGCACGGTAATGATGCTCACGGTACTCGTAATACTTACAAGTTCTTGCACTGAGTTCGCTATGCTTAGCTCAACCGCTGGAGTTGCTATAAGTCACAACACTTATGCTAAAGCTTATAGTGGTCTAGATTTTTTAACTATTATTAAGACGGAGAAAGATATTAAAACTCATATCTATCACAGCTTAAAGGAAAAACATGAATAAAATATTTATAATCGTATTTACTTCTTTAGGACTTATAACTCTTTTATCTTTGTATATGTTGGTGGTGGTACTATGACCAGTAAATATTATATAAATTATTTTTCAAAGTCAGATGGTAAGAAGATTAAAAGACCATACGATCCACATCACGAGA